CTGAGGAAATCACTGTAGCTCTCTACGATCAGACTGTCCGGGGAACGAAGCTGGAGGTCCCCGGCATCATGCTCGGTTGTGGGTGCAGCACATGACTCTTGCTGGATTTCTCGCTCGTCTTCCGCGTACTGGCTGGATCTTGACAACCCCTTTGGCTCTGATTCGCCGGGCGGATGGCATAGCCTGTCCAATCACCTATTTGTCTGGAGGCCCTAGTCAGACGCCTTTTGCTGTCAGAAAGTGCGCGGATGATCTTGGACTTTCGTACCGCGATACGCAGGCCATTGTTTTAGCTGCTGACAACGAGGAACGAAGCTGGAGGTCCTTAGAATCAATCTACCTTCGGGAGAAACTCCTGCGTGCGTGCGGGCTTGCACGGAGGCCGTGATGCGCACAAACGGTATGGAGCAGGCTTACGCACTCCACAGAAAAGTCTATGGTGGCGCCCATCAATCTAGGCTGCTGGATCAGCTTTGTGAGGAATGCGCTGAATTAATCGTGGCCGTTCAGCATTTTCGACGCGGGCGGCACGGGATACGCAACGTGATAGCAGAATACGCTGACGTGATTGTTTCTGCGGGGGCGCTCCTTGACACGTCCGAGTTGCAGGAAGAATTGCGTATCACGGTCAATCTGGCTGTGGAGCAGTTGAAAATCCGGCTGTACGAGCTTGAGCTTGCTCAACACGTGGCGGACGGCGGCGCGGATATGATCTTCAGAAGGTGAAGTACATGAAAAATCTCTACGTGCGGGATCTCGTTACGCGGGAAATCGTCAACACCGTGCCGGTGTCGAACCCGTCTCCGACGAGTCTTCAGAAGATCATCCGTGGAATGCTCATCAACATGAACACCGACAAGTATTTCGTGGACGACAGCGAATTCGACAAGCCGTCTGGTTCAAGTGGGTGGCAGGAATATGGCGACCGAGACTAAGCTCGTTTCAGAAGAGTACCCGGAACCACACGCGCGTTATCTTGTCAAACGCGAGGCTACGGGACCTTTCGTCGCCACACCCTGTTATGGTATGCACGCTCCGTGGTGGGTTCCGCTGGTTGCTGATCTCTACCAACCGGGTGGGGTTGTTTTTCCCATGGAACCGACCGACCGATTTTCTCTGTGGCCCGAAGCGGACGAACGGAAGCTACGTGAAGCGGTGAAGTGGGTGCTGGAAGACTACCACTTCAAGCCGCCGTGGGCGTGGGGGTCGAACTGGGACATTATAGGGCGGTGGATGGAACGTCTGGAAAGCGCAATGAACCTGTGAGAGAAAAAAATGCAGCTTAAGCACCTGATCGAAACCCTCAAGAAACATGATCCGAACCTTGTAGTGCCTCACGGATTCGGTTTTCCTCATTCCTATCGTGGCTACTACGAGGATCTCGCCTTCATACCTCGTGAAAATGTCACCGTTGGGTCGATGCTGTGGGACGCTGAGGTAGCACTCGGCAGTACGTACCAAGGCTGGAAGGGTGGCGACTTCAGAATGGTCGAATATACGGAAGTGTGGCTGGCGGATGAAGGCCACGAAGGGGAATCCCTCGGGTCGCGTCTCCTCGCCTACATGCTTGCGGAGGCACACAGGCCATGAAAGCCACGAACGAAAAAAAGGAAATCAGTCCCGAGGTTGAGCGCGTAGCCGAGCGTGTTCTGGATACTGCTTTCCACGGCATTCATCACGTGGAGCACTGGCATCGCAGGAAGGCTCGTGGTTCTTCTGGTCTGGAGGTATCGACTGGTCACGATCTCTCTACTTTCGATGGTGACTACTTGACGCGTCTTGTCGTGGCCGCGCACGACGAGTGTGTGCGCCTGACCATCGAGCCGTCCGGTCGTGGGATGCTTAAGCTCGTTTTTTTTCCACGGGTGCGAGACGGGCGTATGTTCGAGCGCCACGACACGATGGAAACAGCCATCGTAAAGGTGAGGAAATGATCCGTAACGTGTTTCTCTTCCAGAACGGGAACATGGCTTGCACGGATGAGAACGGCCAGCAGGTGCCTGCGGAACAAGAAGCGCCGTGGTTGTCCAGCCTTCGGGAAAAATACCGCCGTGGTGTGGTGGATCTGATGACGATGGTTCACCTGCCGTGGGGTGACAACATGGTTCTCGGAGACTTAAATTATTGGACCCCGGAGGATGCCCCCTCCACTGAGGAAAAATGGGCTAAGGCTAAGGCTGCCGCTGACAAGCAGGGTTTGTGAAAATACCGCAGTGGTGGTCGAAGTGGTGGATGTCCACCAAGATTTATCACGAGACTAAGCAGCAGCTTCAGGAAGAACGCTTCCGTAACAGCGATGCTTTGCGTGCTCTGCATGAAGCTGAACAAAAACTAAAGCGGCAGGTCGAGGCTGCACGGTTGGTTCAGTTATATGTTTCCGCTAAGAGGCATCCGCCTCTCGGTAAATCGCGTTCTTTATTCTTCGAGCTTCGAATTTCTGACGAAGTGATTTACAGTATGTCGGGTAGCGAGGCGAGCGTGGTTATCAGGGAAGCGTTGATAGATAGCGCCACGTACGAGGCCCGCCGGGCAATTACGTCTCTTGACCTTGGCATCGTACATTCGGTGATGCGGGAGGAAGGCATTGGTATTCCGTTTCCGGTAGAGAGACTTGACGCTAAGGTCCACGACGAGCCTGACGAAGTACGAAAGCAATTGAACCCGGCCCGGCTGGAAATTTTGAAAAGGAACGAGCCATGAAGCACCCGGTGCAGCCTCTCTACAAGGACAGGGACGGAACGGTCAGGTTCTACGAGAACAAGATCATCCGTTATTTGCTGGACGCGGGGCCGTTCGACATGAACGCTCTCTCGCGGCTTCCTTTCAGTGACGACGACCGGCAGCAGTTCGCGCAACTCATCGGGTATTCTCTGAGCGGGTACAGTGAACTGAGCTACGTCAGTGAAGACGCTTTTGGGGCGGCACAAATCGCCGTGAGGGATCTTGCGCTATGAATTCGGCTATTACCATCGCCACTCTGCGCCAGCGTATAGAAATACTGGAAATCGCGCTCGAAAAGGCGTGCAGGGATGGTCTGGCGGCATCAAAGACGGTGTTGGGTATGACAGATCCGGTGACGGACGAGGAAGTCAAAACCGTGATGAATAAGCTCATCGAGGAAGCGGAAAAAAGGAAAGTGACCTGATGGCTCTGGTGTGGTTGTTTCCGGTGGTTCGACGCCCCATCAAGAAATTCACCGTGGCGGTGGATTTCGATGGGGTTTTGCATTCCTACATCTCGCCGTGGGTGGCACCGCATGTGATCCCTGACCCTCCTGTGGAGGGTGCAATGGAGTGGCTTTTCAAGACCATTCAAAAATTTGAAGTAGTGATCTTTTCAACCCGGTGCAGGACGTGGCGTGGACGGCGGGCGATGAGACGGTGGCTTCTCTTACACGCTGGAGCAATATGCTACTACAGCTATCATCTCGACAATATGGCGCGTGGGTTGGAGGACATTCGGTTCAGCTACACGAAGCCGGTTGCCCTTGTCTATCTCGATGACCGGGCCATGAGGTTCACGGGGACGTTTCCGACCGTGGACGAAATTCACAAGGCCCGTCCGTGGAATTTTGAGCGAAGGTGGTGATTTTGGGTGAAGAGAAACAAAGTCAATAAAGCGGTGAAAACTGTACAGGATTTAGTTGACGAGTTAACGCGTCCAGATAACATGACGCTTGAAGAATACGACGAATTTCTGGACGAAATAGGGGGCGACATTGACGGGCGTGAACGAACACATCGCGTGCGCGGCTATTCGGTATGAGGGACTCGTGTGCTCGGTGCCTTGTCCGGGACGGCACGGTGACGTGATTTCGCGTATGCGTGCTCTCGGGTTACCGAGGGAGTCCGTCAACGTTGTCAATCAAGGCTTTCTCACGAGCACGGGCCGCTTTGTAGATCGTCAGGAGGCTGCGAAAATTGCGGGTATGTCGAAGGACCAGCTTTTTACGGAGGATATGTGGTAACACCCGGAGATGAGTTGACGCGAGAGGAAGTGGAATCGCGTTGTCTGACACTGCCTGACGGGGATCATCCGCATATTGCTGAAATTCTTGCTCATGATGCTGCACTTCGTGTTCGCGCGGAGAGTCTACGAGAAGCATTGGAAGGTATGATGTGGCAGTTCGCTTACTGGTCTGACGACGCTGGAGGATTCACGACCGGGGGGCTGTCGGCTCTCGAAACTGCCTTTGAACTTCTTGGATGGGAAGACCCGCGTCCGTGCCCGGAAGGGCGGTGTGACGAATCCGGTTGCATGAAGCGGTCTACTTGTGGCATTCCGACTTCGGCGGGATATCGGAGAGTGTGCGGAGATCATTACCGGGCCATCGAGGAAGTAAAAAAATGAGTGTCTTTCACAAGGATCGGGAATGGTGGACAAAATTTCGTGACGACGCGAACGTCATGACGGAGCATTCCGCTGTGCTTGGCGGCGTGCTCTGTCGTTGGTGGGGAGACGATGAACCTCCGCCGGGTGTTCACGTCATCGCGGAGCTTCTCAAGATTCCAGCGATAAAGCGAGAGGACCCGGAGAAATTGATTACCGCCTTTCTGAAACGCTACGACGAGGTTTTCCCATTTGTGGAAACTGATCGTCAGATCGCGCAGGTACATGGCATCGAATGGCCGGGTCCTGATTTCAACTGGAGCAAGGAACTGGCTGCGTTGCGGGATTTCGTCGGTGAGAAGGAGGACCATGATGGAAAGATACCTGCTTGACGCTCAGCTTCACAAGAACCGCTGGCGCCACGACCGGCCCTTCAAGGAAAATATGTTGGCCGTGATGGAGGTGGCATGGACGGATGCTTTCATGGCGATCACGGAAGACGAGAAATTCAAAGCTGCCTGTGGAGCAGCGCTTCTTTGTGGGAGCGAGGAAGACAAGGAATGGATCACAGTGCAGTTGAGGGGGCTTGGGGCGGTCAGCGCCATGATTAACGCTTCGAGGGTAGGGTTGTCTGTGAATGGGGAATCGTTCGCGGCCATTGGTGAAGAGTGTGAAAAGGTCAAGCGGGATTATTCGCTTCACGACCTGTGGTGCGCAACCAAGGAGAAGCTGAATGTCTCAGCACATCGCCTGTAAGCTCTGCATCGCCACCGAGGGGCTTCTCGGGTCGAACATCAAGAACCTCCCGACGACGGAAGAGGAAATGTTCACCCACCTCGAATCCGTTCATCACATCATCGTGCGTCGGAAGGGTGAAACCGACGAAGCGGCGGAAGCACGATACAGGCGGGAGTACCCCGAGGCCACATGACACCGGAGCAGGCGCCGTCCGAAATTCAGCAGCTTCCTGAGAAGCCGACGCGGATGCAGCTACGTGAATTTTTGACAGCCAACCCGCTGGACCCCGCGGTGGACGACTGGATCGGTCGGTTGCTGAAAAATCTTGCACTGTCGGCGCAAACGGACGGGAAAGGGGGGTTCACCGAGAAGCAGGCTTTCGGGCTCTTGAGGTGGGCACTGGAAGCTGTGGTCCACGAAGCTTTGCTGCTTCTGACCCTCAACGGGGAGGTATCCGTTTCGGTAGGGAAGGATGGTGAACCGCTGTTCAAGGCGTGGAGCGCCGAGCGTATCGCCAAGGCACAGGCTTACCTTGCTTTCCGGAAGCCCTCTGAGGCCGTAGTGCCTTCCGAGGCGCCTCTACTTCCTCCTGAGCCCTCCAAGGCCGCTCTTGCCCCGCCTGAGCCTCTTCCAGTGCTCCCCGAGGAAAGCCATCGGGAGTCTTGTGCCTCCCTCGTTGGGACTGTATTAGAAGAGCATTCCTCCTCTGCCAAGCCTGAAAAACCTCCAGTCAAGAAATCTCAATGGTCTGCTACAAAAAAATCAGCGCAGGTATTTGAGCCTAGAAAAGCAAGACCGTCGAAGCCACAACCTCCTATTGTGTCACGTCCTGTGCTTCCTTCCATTCCTTCGCCGTCTTCACTGCCAGACGTGAAGAAATGGGACGGTAAGCTGAGACATCTGGATGAGGATGTGCCGCTGGTGAAGAGGAGTAAGTGATGGCTGAAAAACCAGTTCCGGTTCTTTGCTCTGATCCTTTGAAGATTTCGTGCAGGAAACCGGCATCGCGGTGGGGAATGCCCGTGCGTGAAGTGGAACCGTGCGCGTCTTGTCGTACGCGTCTGGCGAGGAAGCGGAAGAAAGAGGAACGGATCTCGAAATGAAAATGCGGGTGCTTCAACGTTTCGATGGGACTGTGATCTCGGCTCCGAACAAGGGGGAGTTTCAGGTGATTCTTCGGGACCTCACGGATACAAAACGTTCGGAGGAAAAGGCCATCATGAATCTCTGTGACGTTTCGAAAAATGACCTGCATCTCGTTGCCCCCGGTGCGATTTTCGACTGGACGATTTACTGGCGCCCCCATCCGACGAAGGAGAGCGGGCAGAGTCTTTCAAAAATACGGTTCTCGCGGAAGCGTTGGACGAGAGCCGAAATTCAACAGATCAAGCAGAAGGCCCGCACGCTTGGAATTTGCTTTGGACTAAAACCGTGAACATCACACAAATACTGGACCAACTTTTTTCGTCGAAAGCAGCCTTCAAGTCTTTGTGTTGCGTCTTCTGCGAGGAAGGCCGGGAGAGGCATCGTCGTGTTTTTCTCATAATGGTAAAAGGTGGCACTGTTGTGCCTGTCTGCTCGGACTGCATGATCGTGAACCTTCCGTGGGGAAAAATCGGAATGGAAGTCATTGACAAAAAATCTGAAATGAAACTGGTTGGAGCACGTGAGGTGAACTGATGAAAGCGACGGGCACCGTTTGGGCCGGTCCGAAGGGACCGGAGAAAACCCCTGAGAACGAGCGACTGCGGAAAATTATTCGAGAGCGTAACCTTGACATCGAGATGTTGACAGCGCGTGTGTCCGCGCTTCAGAACACTGTCACACACCTCGTTGGCGATGTAGTACCTCGTCAGCCGGATGGGATGAGGATATGCCGGGTGTTGTCGCTAGAAGACCTCTGGCAGGCGTTTATGCGGGGAGCGCTTGAGGTGTTGGGCTTCAACAGCAAGAGGGGCTACGGGCACATTCCAGCAGAGCTACTTCGTTCAGCGGCTGATGCTTACGTGAAGTTCGTCATCGAGGAGGAGCGTGCTCAGATCAAGGCTTTTGCCGAGCGCAAAAAAGTGGTTGACAGCGCCATCGTTACAGGTGTAAAAAGTGAGGCTGGAGGCTCATGAAGACCTGCCCGCACTGTGGTTGGCGTCCTCTTGTCGGACTTCAGCCGCACGATCAGAACTGCCCTTACTGGTACACCGAGCACGCGCCTCGGGAGTGTGGCTGGTGTGGTGGGCCATCTACGGAGGACGGGAGCGAACTCGCACATCTTCCGGTGTGTCCGTGGAGGAGGCGGAAATGATATTTGACGGGGGTGGCAGCGTAGATCCTTTCATAGAAGAAATGCGGCAACAGTATGAAAGGATCTTGGAAAAGCGGATTCCAGCGCTTCCACCGGAAACGGTTTCTGCACAGCACGTATGTTGTAATTGACACCCGGTGGCCTGTTGGTGTGACGCAATTACCATCGAGGGGTTGGATGGAGTCGTCAAATCATTGGGGGATGCCTTGAGAGCAGAACTTCGAATTCTTCAGGAAGAGAATGCCACTCTCAAGGCACAGCTTACGGAAGCGCAGTTGAGACCGGCCCAAGAGGAATTGTTGGAGAAAAACACGTGATCCTCCGACCCTCTATTTTGTACGCATGGTCACATCTCACGTGCCGGGAAAATTCGTGTAAGGAGAAACCGTGAGCGAATACCACAAGATCGAAACACTCTACGAGCGCGACGACGCCACGCATCGGCTTAAACAGCCTCTCGTGTTCAAGAACCGCGTGTATGGAATCGTTAATCCGTGGGTCTTCACCGAGAAGATCGACGGCACAAATATCCGCTGCGCTTGGCATCTCGGGAAGGTGACGTTCGGTGGCAAAACGGACGCCGCACAAATTCACGCCGATCTCGTCAGATGGCTCTACGAGCACGTCACGCCCGAAACATGCCGCGTGGCGTTTGCAAACCACGCCGAAGAGCATCCGGTGGTTCTCTACGGCGAAGGGTACGGGGCGGGCATTCAGAAGGGTGGTGGCGATTACTCGCCCGAGAAACGCCTAATTCTTTTCGACGTGCTCATCGCGGATGAGGCGGAACGTGGCTAGTGGCTAAGTGACGAGAACGTGCGCGACGTGGGCGCCAAACTAGGGCTCGACGTTGTTCCTCTCGTCGGCACGATGACGCTTTCGGATGCGACAGAAATGGTCCGAGCGGGATTCTCGTCGCGTCTTGGCAAGAGACAGGCCGAAGGTGTCGTCGGTCGTCCCGTTGAGGCGCTCTTCGACAAGAAGGGGCATCGGCTGATCGTGAAACTGAAAACGAGGGACTTCTGAACCATGAGTAACATTTTCGTACACTCGCCACACCTTCCGGTTTTCGAATACGATGGAGCTTTCAAGTGTTTTGACTGCGGTGCGACATGGGGAGCGCTGCCGGATCATCCGGAGATGCCTGCAACCTGTGTATCTCGTCGTGGTAAATCTCTCAGACTGGATTTCGAGTGTTTCAAAAGCGACGTAGAGGCGGGTCGAGCGGAGCATGTCGCTTTACCGGTTGTCCTTCGTGACGACAAGGATCGAACGAGAGCGGACATCGTTGCCGAAGCGATGGAGGAAGTCAGAAAAACCCATCTGGCATACGATGTCGCCAAGGAAAAAGCCAACGCGGCGGTGAGTAATGTGAACGAAGCGCTTCTCAGCGCAAACCGGGCGCAGGTTGCGCTCGATACGGCCCTTACAGAATTGAAAAACACTGCCCCCTACGGATCGAAGTGGAACACACCGAGAAAAGGAGAATCAGAATCATGACCACAACCCTCGAAGAACCCGAAACCACTCACGTCGAAGACGATCTTGAAGCACCGCTCATTCCGCTCGCCAAGCTGAGGAAGGACCTCCAGAAGGCAGCGGAGACCCTTTCCCCGCACGAGGCCCGGTATCTGGTCAGCGTGTACTACCAGCTACAGGACCTCCGGATCATCCTGAACAATCAGGAGAAATCCAACATCAAGCGGGAGCGCCCGCACGCCGCGGTGAGCTTCTTCCTCAAGCAACTCAAGGCGGTCGAGCGTCAGGTGGCGCAGGTGCTCGACACCTACAGCGAGTCGAAGGAACTAGGGAGGTGGGTACGGCAGATTGTCGGCATTGGGCCGATCATTTCCGCGGGGCTGCTCGCGCACATCGACCTGAACACCATGCCGCACGTCTCGAACCTCTGGTCTTTCGCCGGGCTCAATCCCACGATGAAGTGGGAGAAGGGACAGAAACGTCCTTACAACGAGAACCTCAAGGTCCTTTGCGCCGGGAAAATCGGGCAGAGCTTTGTCTACAACCAGAACCGTCCGAACGATATCTACGGGAAGGTGTACGCCAAGCGGAAGGAACTGGAGGTTCAGCGGAACGAAGCGGGGAATAACGCGGAGAAAGCTGCCGAGATTCTGCAAAAGAAACGGTTTGACAAGAAGACCGTCGCCTACCAGAACTACATCGCCGGGAAATTTCCGCCTGCGCACATCCACGCCCGAGCGCGCCGGTATGCCGTGAAGCTTTTCCTGAGCCACTATTGGGCCACAGGACGGGCCATGGCTGGACTTCCTGTGACGGAGCCGTACGCGATTGCCGTGTTGGGTCACTCTCCCGAGAGCAAGATCAATCCGCCGTATCCACCGAAGCCTGCTACCTCGTGAAGTCCAAGCTGGATGTGTGAGCCAACTAAAGTGTGGAGTCCATCTATTGTGTGCGAACCATTATTTCCGTATTTCCGTGTCACCCCACCCGGTGAGTGTGAGCCAAAATCGAGATGAATTCCATCGTCCACGGCGCGAGCCATTAGGCGTGAGTCAGGAAGCAGATGACAACCAAACTCTGCGTACGGGCCAGTTTTACCGGTGAAGACCACGACTCGTGTGCGAATCAGGATAATCTGTGGAACACCAAAATCTCGTGTATGGGTCAATACAAAGGTGAAACCCGAACCAGTCGTGCGAACCAACCGATTAGTGTAGTCCAGCTTTAGTGGTGTGAACCGTAGTAGTTGTGGAAACCTGAGCCGGGAGTGTGAGTCAGAAGCGTCGTGAAGTCCATTGGAATACGTACGAGCCAACGTCTTCTTTGAATTCCACCCATCTGGTGCGAATCAGATTCCCTGTGGAGCCCCGTATAAAGGGTATGAGCCAGCCCACCGATGAACTCCAAACCTCCGGCGCGAGTTAGCGAACGATGTGAAACCCGAGATCCATGTACGAGCCACCTTAAGCGTGAAATCCAAATATGGAGCGCGAGTCAACGTGATGGTGGATTCCAAATATTTAGCGCGAGTCAACAGCATTAAGTGAACTCCAAACCGTACGTGCGAGTCCAGAGGGTTGAATGAAAACCACAGCCGTGCGAGTCAGGTATCAGGGCGCAATCCAGCGATCAAGTACGAGTCCAGCGAATTTGTGAACTCCATCAGGTAAGTGCGAGTCCAAAACTATCGTGAAATCCAGCCAACGAGTGCGGGTCACCAAACTTGTGAAAACCACTCAACAAGTACGAGCCACCAAAACTGAAAACCACAAAAGACGAGCATACCTTTTAGGAGGACTGGATGAAGTGGAAAGAGTGGAAGAACAGTTCGGGCTGGCTGGCCTTTAAGATATCTTTTTTCTACGATACGCTGGCAGCGCTTGGATTTTTCTTGGCCTTCAAGATGCTGATTCCTGCCTTACCGTGGTGGAGGTGTCTCCTCGGGGCGTTTTTTTCGGTGTGGGCGTCAAACATAGCCATGCGCAGTCGGTTCGAGATGACCCTCATCGAGCACGTGAACAAAGCGCTAGACAAGTATCTGAGCAAGCCCTAAAATGGGGACGGAGGTTCAATGATGTCTTTGGTATTCGTGGACTGTGAGGCTTACGGGGGTGCTCCAAGCGTGGGGCGTCTGACGGAATTCGGGGCCGTGACGTATCCGAAGAAGGTTACCTTTCATGGGGTGCTGCTGTCTACGCGTCCCTCGCTGGCGAATCCGGCAGTCCCCGAGCGCGTCTCGGATATGTCCGAAGACCACTACCACGAACTCGCATCGGGCGTGTTCTTTAGCTTCGATGCGTGGCTCCGGGAAAATACGACCGGGCGTCCGGTCTTCGTTTCGGACAATCCGGCCTTCGACTGGCAGTGGATCAACGACCTGTTCTGGAGGACCCTCGGGCGTAATCCCTTCGGTCACTCGGCCCGCAGGCTCGGAGACTTCTACGCCGGACTCGTAAACGATTTCTACAAGACGCAGAAGTGGAAGGATTTTCGAGTCACGAAGCATACGCACCACCCTGTCGATGACGCCATGGGAAATCTGGAAGCGTTCGAACGTCTTCTCAAGGGGGAACGATGAAAATACTCCGTCAAGTTCTCAAAAAGGTGGGGTTGAAAATAGAGTCTTAAATGATCCCCGACGAGTGGTACGACCGGTTCGAATGTCTGGCGAGGGAACTGGCGTGTGAGAGAGTGTATCTGGAGTCGCACAGCTATACTCACATAACCCGGTTTGACACCGCCGCGGTTCCCGGTTACGTGTATGCGCCGTGGGTTCCTTTCTACGTTAACGGTAGAGAAGCGAAAGAAGCGTGGTCTGTGTTGTTTAGTATTGCGGGTTGTACGGCCTGAACCATCCAATGTGTGAAAACCATAGACCCGGTGTGAGCCATCCGGAGAGTGAAGTCCAAAATCAATGAGCGAAATTCCTGACAACCTGTACGAGCGATTCATGAAATATTTGATAAGCTCGCACGAGTCATTCAAAAGGTGAAACCCACGCTTCAAGTACGAGTCATTCAAACGGTGAAATCCATTCGTTCAGTATGAGCCAACCCCTATCGTGAATCTCCCTTGTACGAACCGAGGTAGCCAGTGTACTCCTGTCAAGGCGCGTGAGACAATATACAGGTGAAACCCACAGGAGTTTGTTCGAGCCCATCAGGACGTAAGCCAAATCCGAAGCGAAATCCCGGCTGTGTGTGCGAGTCAGGTCAATAGCGAACCCCAACTCATTTGTACGAGCCAACGGTTAATGTGAAAAACCATCTGTCGAGTGCGAGCCATTAGTCGGGTGAAGCCCAACGGTGTCGATGCGTATTTTTTTCCGGGGTGTAGCTCAGGGGGTAGAGCGCCTGCCTTGGGAGCAGGAAGTCGGCGGTTCGAGTCCGCCCACCCCGACCACTTTTCCTTACGTGTGTAATACGGAGATTCGTTTTCCCTGACAAGGCCATTTTTTCCTCCTCCACAATTTACCTTCTCTTCGGTCGTGTATGAAAATGTATAGGGACCAAACTATCCTTTCGGAGTTTTCAATGAATGACGTGCTCCAGTTTATCGGCAAAAAACTTCTTGAAAAAACGGCCTTGAACGAGGGTGGTAATACACACAATCTGCCTCCTCTTGTCCCCATGTGGGTTCTGAAGGAAGGCTACGAGCCTATCGACTACAGGGTGCCTGAAGCAGGTGAGTTTTTCTTCTCGCTCCTTCGCGGTGAACGCGTCGTGGAAGCCAAGGACAACAGTGGTGGGATGCGTGTCGTCCTCCGGTATGTCGGTAAAGAAATTATGGAGCAAAAACTCAGCAGGCTGGACGTTCCATTCCCTGAAGCGTTGGAGCCGATCTACTGACTATCCAGATGAAGGGTCACAAATGGGATAGCCCTTCCATTGGTAATTGGCTGAAATACCTAAAGCGTGGACCCCGTATCGAAGAAGAGGAAGACGTGAAAATCAAGAGCGTTCTCACTCAACATCTCGAAGCCAGAGTTTCCCCGACCGAGCCGAACCCGCGGGATTACGATGTCTTCGGTCGAGCGATAGCCTCCTATATCAAGGCTGGTGGTTCGGTTGAGGAAATTGCGCAGCGCTGTAAGCCTGAGATGCCACAGGGTGTGGATCAAATTGAGTGGGAGACAGTCAGACGACGTGCTCTGGATTACTTGAACTCCTCCACGACGAGTTACGGAAAAAACAACGACGCGAGTCAGCGTGCTCCGGGACGGACTCTGGCTACCGATTTGCGCAACCTTCTCGATGATGTTCTCGATGAATTGTCAGGGTGGACTACAGGACAAAGCTCACTAGATGAGCCATGATCCATCCCAAGTTCAAGGTCCGTGTTCCACGCAGGCGCCCGTCTTATATCGTCTCTGAAGCCTTCGGCTCGAAGTATCATCCCGGTTGGCTGATGGAGCGGGTCAGGGGACGCTGTTTCGAGTCGGCCAAAAAAATGGCTCAGGAGTTTCGAGACAAAATTTACAAGCAGGAATTCCCTCACGCTCCGCTCTCATCGGCCTACATCAAATGGAAAATCAGGAGAGGTCTGGACACTCGCATCCTGATTGCCACGAAAAAATACATCCACGCCATTGGGGTCAAGCAGCTTCCTCATGGAGCCTTGATCGGCTTTATACACAAAAATCGCATTGACATCATCAAGACGAAGACAGGAATCAGAACCCGTGTTCTTCCGTACCGCCTGCTGGCCCGGTGGCTGGAGTATGGAACAAAGACCTCGCCGCCACGTCCTCACTGGCGCCCAATAATGAAGCTCTGGAAGGAGCAGGCACGTACCCTGTACCGCCGTGTAATTGTTCGTGAGGTCACCCACGAAATTCGAAAAGCCCTGAAAGCGGCCCGGTAACAGGACTATCTCTCCGAGCCATTTCCTTTTTGACCACGATGGCTTGAAAGAGGTTTGGCATGGACCCGGAAGCGGCGCTGGCACGAGCCGAGCAAGCTCTCAGAGACGAAAACATCGACGAGGTGATCTCGGCTTTGGAAGACTACTGGTCGTGGCGGGAGAAGGGTGGCTACGAGCCCGAGGGAGGCGATAGCCGGGCACGGGCCATAGGTAACCGGCTTCACAGTGCTTCGAGAGGTCCTCGGGTTGACGACGCCTTCATACGGGGTGTCGTGACGGGACTCCTTGTGGAGGCGCGGTCTCGTGTGAAGAGAGATGATTTTGCCACCATTTCGGACAAGCTGAAGGCTCGGCTTGTGGTTCACGTGACTGATAGCACCGGGAAATTCGGCACGACACCATGGTCTGTGGACTTTGGGGAGCCGGACGAGGAAAACCTTACCAAATACGCTACGGCTCTGAATCTTACTCGTGCCATTCTTTCCGACCCGGTTACGGGGCAGGTTTTTGTGCGCTGGAAAAAAGAGCTATGAACGTGGAGACAATCGTCGAGAAACTTGTTGAGAGTCCTCCTCCGCTGAGTATGTCTCTGATCGTCAGCAGGCTTATAACGGCGGAGAATCTGTTGCAAGATGTGGCTTCTGTAATTCCTCTTGTTGTTAACGACCCTGACGGTGAAGTCAGGCGGCTCGTTGCGCTTTTCGAACCGATTAAAGCATTTCTGCGGGAGAGAGTCTCATGAACGAACTAATTGTTGGGAACGTGAAGTCGATCCGAGCCGGGGGCTACGGGGAGTCGGGTATGGTGCGTCGGATTGTTAGCAGGCTCCTAGAAGACGATGACATGCGCAGCCGTATGGATAAATTCACCTCTCCAGATATCGTGGTCCAGCTTGACGGGAGCGGGAAAATCATTTCCGCTGCCGGGCAGACTCCTGCTGGAAAGAAAGCCGCCATGCAGGTCCTCGGTATGAGCATTGACGCTGCTCAGTCACAGTTCACGAACCTGACCGTCGAAGTGAAGGACAACGAATATTGGGGCGAGGCCAAGAGAATTCGGCGTAGTGCCTTGAGCGAAGACGATGCTGGCTTTAAGCGCAGTGACGAGGACGAAAAGAAAAAGAAATCTGTTGGCTCCAAGGTTACTGGCTTTCTTGACAAGTGGCTGTCGGTAGGCGAGGCACGGGTATCCGAAGCGGGTGATGATGATGAAAAGCGTTACAGGGTCTTCACCCGCACGTGGTGGAAAGAAGAACCCGGTTGGCCCGGTGGGCTCGAACCCGAGATGGGTGAAAAGAATTACGGGCATCCCGATGACCTTACGTGGGAGGAAGCACGGGATTATTGCACCAAGTGGAATTCCGAGCATGAGCCGGGGCGGCTTTCACTCAAGGCCGAATTCGAGGAGCAGTAAATGAGCATGGTGAAATTCGCCACTCTTTGTGACCAGTGCGGGAAGCGGTCGGAAGAATACACTGCTTGGCCTTCGTGCGAAGGCTGTGGAGATGAAGTCTGCGATGATTGCGGTCGGGTCACGAAAACCGGAGACGGGGACCGGCCAGACAAAGCTATCTGTAAGAAGTGTGAAAAAGAGAGTGGCTCCTCGACTGCCGAAGGCATCGTGGAAAAACTCATCAGGTAGGAGACTCTCATGCCAGCTTTTTTGAAGACCATTCCGGGTGGCGAGGAAAAATGGGCCAAGGCTAAGGCTGCTGCCGATAAGCAGTATCCGGGAAAGAAATCTTCGGACCCTGATAGCTACTACGCCATCGTTACAGCAATTACGAAAAAGATGGCGCACGTGGAGGGTATCGAGGCGCGGGGTATTGTTGAACATCTGCTGGAAACGGACAACCCTCCTGCGACCGTAGAGCCTGAAGACTACGGCAAATGCAAGAATTGTCACGAAAATCCACGCGAGCCGGGTTCGGAGCTTTGCGGGGACTGTGAGGAACTTCTTGCGCGTGGTCGTGTTTCTGAGGCTGAGGACGATCCGTCTGACGCGAAATTCAAGGAATGGATGAAGAAAGCGGACGACGCCTGCTACCTTAATTATGGGATGTCCATTCACGACTTGCCTGACGTGCCATTCCGGGATTGGTTCAAGGATGGGGTGACTCCGACTCGTGCGGCAGCCAGAGCCGTGAGGTCGGCTACACGTGGAGAAAGTATTGTGAGAAAGTCGCTCCGCGAAGATCAGGTGGACGACATTATGGCTTACGAGCAGGGAGACCTTTCTGATGAGAACACGATCAAGCTCTTTCAGGATCTCGTAGATTCCGGGCTTGCGTGGAACCTTCAAGGTCATTACGGGCGTACGGCCAAGGCGTTGATAGATCAGGGGCTCATCAAGGATACTCACAGCGTGCTGAAAAAGGAAAAGGAAGAGAGCCTCATTGGGGAAGATGAAAAGAAAATCGTCGCTGCCTTGCTCGAAGGAGACGAAGAGGATGATGCCGTCAACGCGGACATGGCGAGGGTCGGAGGGTTCCGTAATCTTTCTCCCGAGGAGGAAGAGAGATTCAGACAGTGGGCGCGCGACAACTGGAAGCCGGGTATGCCAAACAACCCGGTGTGGCATCCTATCGTTCGGGACGAGATCAAGAAGCTGGCCGGGTCGAAAAAGGAAAGCAAGCACAAGAAACTCCGTGAGGGGGAAGACGAAGAATTTGCTCACGGGACGTGTAGCTGCGAGCTTATTGCCTACCAGAACGAGGACGGTATCTGTACGCACCCGGCTTGTGAAGGTGGCGAGGATAATCACCCTGACTGCGGGGAGATTGTCAGTGGCACGCCAAGCAGTGAGGAGTGGCCCAAGTCCTGTCCGGATGCCATGGAGAAACTGAAGCGGCACAAAATCGACCACCCGAAGGAAGAGAGCCTCACTGAAGTTGGAGAGCACACGCTGGTTATTCGTTCCCTTGATGACGCGCAGGCAGAGTGCTCTCAGGGAGACTGGCATTACGTTTTCACCGGTAACAAGTCAAAAAAGAACATCGAGGACGAATTTCAACTGCATCTGCATCTAGCGAATCAGTCTCATCGGAAAAAGGAAAGTTTCACTGAGGATTTCAGGCTTGTTCACGGCGAGAATCTGTATTTCTCCAAAGGTGATACGCTGCAACTCAACGCACACCAATCCAAGCTCGGCGAGGGACTGAGCTACCCTGCACAGGTCATCACTGCCGCGGAAAACGGCATGACAGGGGGTTGGGACGTTTGGGACGGAAAGGCTGAAGACGGAACGGAGGTATCTTTCTATGGCTTCTCCGTGACTGCAATTTCACAAACCACCACTCCTGTGGATGAGTCTCGCAGGAGCGAGATTTTCTACAAGGAGCCCTGCAAAATCCTCGTCGTTGAAAAATTGAAGGACGAGAGGGGTATCACCCACCTTCGGGAAGCCAACGTGTCTTTCGACAAGGCCAAGCTGGAGGCACTGAAAAAAGCTTATGCGCAGGCTGTTTCTGCGAAGCAGGAATCGTTCATGTTCGAGGGGCAGGAATTGCTCGCTAGCTACGCCAAGTACCTCATCGAATATCTCTCGGGAAAACTCGGGTAATAAAATGAAAATCAGGAACACACTCGTCTCCCGGTTGCTGGAAGCTGCTTATGGTTTCGACCTGACTGACATTAGTGGCTCTCGTTGGCAGGAGGTTCTTCAGGCGGTTGGAGCAAGCTCATCGCCGAATCTCGTCATGACAACAACCACTCGTGGTGCTTCCTACGGAGCGTGGCATTGGCAGGGATCGGGAATTCTGCTGGTTACGAAGAACAATCCAATCACGGGCGAATATGCCCCCGACGATTTTGGTGACGGAAAGGGTAAACGCGTGGCGTGTAAGTTGGAAACCGGGTATGCCTCTTACATTGGAATTGAGGGTGATGCCGAGAAGGTTGCGCTTGCGGCCAAGTTGATAAGGAAATTCGCGGGTTATGTAAAGGGTGTGTCTAAGGGTTCACGGGATTACATCTAGATGCTCCGCCGTTATGACGCCGCCGTAGCCGATTTGCTTTCGATTGCGCTCGAAGGTCAGAAAATCCCCGTCAAGATTTCCCGGCCACGTGTGGAATTCGGTACACAGACAGAAATGTTTCCGGAGAGGGCGGCGGAGATCACGTCCGCAATGGAAAACCATATCGCTCAGCTTCCTGCCATGGTTCTTACGCGTTTGAATTGGACGCTCGCCAACAATCGGTTCAATCCCGTCCTACACCGCAAGCTCAAGTGGTCCGACGATTTGAACATGGTCAGCCAGAGCCAGCATCCCCTGCCTTACGACATTCCCTACCAACTGGACATCTGGACGAAATTCCGTGACGACGCGAACGTCCTGACGGAACTGACCCTCATCAAATTCCCCCGCAGGCTTCGTTTCTTGACGGTGGATTTCGGGAAAGCGTGGGGCTCGAAACGGGCATCGCTCTTCGCCGGGCAGGTTGTGGACAACACGATGTTGGAGCCGGGTCCTGATCGTGAGTGTAGGATTACGATTGACTTCATGCTCGAAGCGTGGCTGCCACTGCCGGTGACGAGTATCCGGACCGTCCGCAAAATTATCAAGACCGTCAATCTCGTCTGGATCGAAGACGCCCGAGGCTTCGACCATCTGGCCTTCGAGAAAGTCGTGGGAGAAGGTTGAATGGGCAGGCCGGGTGTATCCGACTTGCGTGTACCTGATTTTCTGACTGCTCGGATTCTAGGAGGCGCCCCGATGTCTAAATTCAAACCCAAGCAGCAGACGGAAGGCTGGAAGGATTTCTGGAAGTTGGACCCGCCTTCGCCGATTCCGCCTCCTGAGACGCCTGAGCACACGAAGCAGGGGCAGTATATGTGTACGTACTGCATGGGCAGCGGGTGCTTCAAGTGTAACTACAACGGATGGACCGAGGCCGTCGAGAAAATCGTAAGTAAACTGCTGGAGGGTGCGGAAGACGAATTCAAACGTGGGGAAAAAGGAAAGAGAAGAAAATGAAAGTACCTACAGGGATCACGAAACGGCTTCTGGAAACCGGAGAGATGGGTAGGCGGGACATCGAACCGGGTGGTGAACACTACGAGTGGGCGCAGGCGATAAAAAATGCTGCACAGTTGATTTGTGGCGACGTTCCCGGTTGTAGCTTCGAGCGCATGAATCCTTTCGACGTGTATCAGGGTCCTTATGCGGACCTTCAGATTCCTGTGTTCGGTCACGCGAAGCTGTGGGATTCGGGCGAGGAAGGCGGGGAACGTTTTTATCTGGAATACTACGACCACGGTCAACTGGTCGGGTTCGTGGGTTTTTCAGATGAGGTTGCGCAGCAGCTAGCTGACAAAATCAAAGCGGCGGGATGAGCCGACTGGCCGATTATGACGGAAATTAGACCCGGTAACCGAAGGGTCTCCGAGGCTGAGCAGATTGTGGGGGACCTCTGCCGGGCTGACGACGGGGAATTCTCCTCCTGTGGGAGGGGGTCCTCCAGCCGGTCTACGGCTCGTTCTGCGCCTCAGAGCGCCCCTTCCAAGGAAAAGACACCCAAGGAGACGGGCTCTAAGGAGAAGGTCACTCAAGCCATCGCCTACACCCTGCCTGCGGACTGGACCAAGATCACCCTCGACGATCTTGAAACCGCAACCAAGAAGTGTGCGTCAGAGGGGGGCAAGGAAGACCTCTGTATCCTGAACCCGCCTGTCTGCAAGGGAAACTACGGGGTGGATCGGAAGGACATGCCTCAGTTCCCGAAGGACAAGGCCGAGGAACTCGTGCAGGCACTCCGGGACAAGAAGGTGCCGGTGGACGAGGTTGAGGTTCCGGTGAAGGATCTCAAGGCCACGCAGGACGAGATCAACGCGAAAAAGGTCATCGGGATGGCGAAAGCCATGAAGGGCGGAACCTTTCATCCCGGTGGCGCCGTGTATGTCAGCAAGGACGGTTACGTCCTCGATGGGCACCACAGGTGGGCGGCTGCGTGGTTGCTCGACCGTGACTCGAAAATCAAGGTTGTGCGCCTCGGGATGGACATGGATCATCTGCTTGCTTTTGCCGACGAATACTCCGCCCCGAAAAAAGGCTTCGATGAAGCGGAGCGTATCGTTAGGGGATTTCTTGAGGTTGAACTGAAGCCACGTGTTACTTTTGACGGGAAAACTTATGTCGTCCGTTCTCGGACATTGGAAATTCCCGACTTCGCCTCTATGGACCGCATTGCTGTCTTACAGTGGTTGTCAAGAAATACGTATGCAACCGGGTACAGTAAAGCTCCTAATCCGTTGACTGGAATAGGCGGGGCGATCAAGTTGAAGGTGGAGTCTGTTGTTGAACGACTTCTCTTGTGATTTAGGGGAGGAAATATGGACCCACTTACACTCATCATCGTCATCCTCGTAGTTCTTTGGGCTCTTGGAATGTTAGGTGGCTATAGTATTGGCGGAGTGCTCCACCTGCTACTCGTTATTGCGGTCATTGTTCTTCTTGTCAGGCTGATTCAAGGAAGGCGTCTATGAAAATCGAGAGGGGAAAAACCGATGAAACGACCGTGTGATTGCCAGATGCACTCCTGTCGTCATGTGGGCGAGTGTCCGAACGAGGGAACTGTGTTCCTTCCATACTACGGGTTTCCTCTCTTTTACTGTCCTGCGTGTGCGGCCAAGGCTCCGAAGCCTGAACCGCTGGAGCCAGCCGAATCCATCGTTGAAGTGAACCTTCAGCCGGTGGATACGAAAGGAGCCGGGTTCAGGTGTGCAGGGTGTGACGAGTGGGCGTACGACAAGGATTGGGCGCGCGTAAATCGGGACGCTGAGGGGAACCGAGTCATCGTCAAGGGTGGTGTTTTTGCCGACCTTCACGGTGAGGCGTTCAAGGCTTATTACTGTTCGGACTGTGCAAAGGGGGCACCCGTGAAAAATGTAGAACACATTGTGGAAGCCCTGTTAAACGAGGAAGGCTTGACGGATTTCGTGGTCGCCCGATACATTCTTGCACGCCATGACGGAGATTCGGAGGGTGCGAAGGAAATCCAAGCGGGGATGCGGAAGCTGTTCGGTTCGAGTTGGAGCAGGGCCGCGAAATCGTACGGTGACCCCGACGATCCGGCACAGCGCGATGCCGTGCTTGCTAAGGCAACCGCAATTGTGAGTGGTGCGTCTCACGATACGATTCAGCAGTTCATACAGCTAGTCTTTCCAGACGACATAATCTGACTATCCTTCTGAGAGGCATTCGATGAAAGTCAAAAGTGGCCTGACCCGGCGTCTCGTTGAAAGCAGCCAGACGTTTTTCGACGCGTATGTGGACGCGGCGTTGTGGAGCAGCACTGACAACGTGGATGATTCTGGCGGCGAGCCGTTGGACAAGAATTACGGCAGAGAAGATATCGAGCCTGACACGTTGGCGAAGATGAAGCAGGATTGTGACGCCTTCATACGCGACAACGACGCGGATCTCCGCGTGTCAGGTCTTTCTGATGAGCAAGCCGGGCATTATTTCTGGTTGAACAGAAACGGCCACGGTACAGGGTTTTGGGATCAGGGGGACGATCCGGTTTTCAAAAGATTGGATGATGCTTCCGATAAATTCGGGTCCTTTGATCTTTTCGTTGGGGACAACGGAAAAATCGACGGGAGCTAGGAATGAAAATCAGAGGTACGCTTACCGAACGGCTTTTCACGCAGGCTGAATTGCGTGAAGTGGGGCAAAGAGCGCGGCTCAAAGAGGATCTCGGGACTTGCGAGTGTGCCGACCCCGGTTGTCCGGTGCATACGTTCTCAAGTAAATGCACTGCTCCGGCAGTCGATACGATTTACCGGATGGACATGGGAGACGACGAGACGGGTACGCGGATGTGTTCGCCCTGTATCGGAGACGCGCTAGAATCAGGCATTTTCACAACGAAAGACAACGATGACCTCGAAGGGCTTGCTCGGCGTAACTCTCGATGAACTGGAGTAACTGATGGACGCCTACATCTATCAAGCCGCCCTGCTCTGCGATGGCTGCGGGGAAAAGATTGTGGCAGAGTTGACGCGTGCCGGAAAAGCTCCCGAGGACCCCGAGGATGAACACACATATGACTCGGATGATTTTCCGAAGGGGCCGTATTCGGATGGTGGTGGAGAGTCTGACTCGCCACAGCACTGCGACCAGTGCAACGGCTTTCTGGAAAATCCTCTCACGACAGATGGGTACAATTACGTGAAGGAAGCTGTAGCCGAGGACCTGAAAGCAGGGCGTAAGGGTTCGGTGGCTGTCACGGAATGGGCGCCGTTTTACGACATCCCGCTTGAGCAGGACGAATCTATTCATGAGGCTTCAGAAGAACCGCGACTCGAAGGTCAGTGGCGCGTTTTCTTTTCCCGCAAGTATGGGATGTTCTACATTTCTCCGTCACCCACAGCCGGTGAAGCAAACGACAAACTGATCCGCAGCGGGTTTTACTCGAAGGACGAAGCTGAAGTGTTTGCCAAGAAAAAAAACGTGTCCATCGGGAAGGACCCTGTGGCACCGTTTTACCACGAGCTTCTCCTCATGAAGACGGCTGCAAGTCATGGGGTCAAGTTTGAAGGTAAATTCAGCGAGTCCTACTACACTCTGCGGGGTGAAGCTGTCGATTCCAGTGAACCCTCAAAGTCTGACCGCGAATTTATCAATAAATCCGACGCTGCAAAAAAGGCGTCGAACCGGGCCGACGCACAGATGAAGGCTGCCACGAAAAAGAAGGAGGATGTGGGAGGGCTGGTCGCGGGTCTGCTTGGGGAGTCATACGGTGATGACGACGAGGGCACTCCGACCGATGCGGAGCCAGCCGTCTGTTCGAACTGCGGAAAAAATTCTCGCGCACCCGGCTCGGAATTGTGTGTGGATTGCAAGGCAGGGTATGAACGAGAAGAAGCGTATAAAGGTGATGATGACATTCCCCTCGGCTCCGCCTTCCGTCCAGACATGCTGAATATCGGTTCCGTGCTTGTCAACAAGAACAAGACGGGGGTTGAAAATCTTTGTCAGAATTGTCGCAGGCGTCCTGCGGAAGTTGGAGTCCTGTGCAATGCTTGCACCGATGCATTCGAGAAAAACATGACGAAAGAAGGAAAAGTTTCGTGCAGGACTCCCGAGGAATGCCTTGACGAGATTTTCGAGGTGACGACGAGCGCGGCCATCGGCACGTACCCCATGGGTTTCAAGAAAAAGGGTGACAAGTCAAGCCCGCTGGACGACGATGAGGGTAATGCTGTGAAGAAGAAAGAAAGTGTCGAGCGTATCGTGGGCAGGCTTCTGGAAGCGTGGCAGGAAACTGAGCTACCGGACGGGATTCTTCTTCGTAACGGTTCAAAAACTATCCGGGTCGAACCGACTGCTGAGGGCGAAAAAGAGGACTATGAGGTGTGGTACGGGGACGAGGAAACTGGAGCGTGGGATTCGATTGGTTTTGAAAAAGACTACGAAAAGGCTTGCACGTTAGCTCGTGAACACGCGAAGGAAAATCCATGAATGTCATTACCAAGCTCGTCGCCCGGCTTCTCGAAGAGGAAGGCAAGCTGGCTGGTACTGAGGACTGGAGCCCGAAGGACAGGAAAGATGCGTACGATGCCTTTGTCGGTCACGGGAAATATGCTGACGTTTCAGAGGACGAGCGCCAGAAGGTTATCGCTGATTTCCACGCAAAATATAGTTAGTGAGTAAAGTTTACCGGCCTGATCCAGACCGTATTTTCATCGGAGAGACCTGCGTGGCCGAAGAAATTCCGATCACAGTGAAACGTCGCTACCTGTGGGGGCGTGCTCTGGCTGAAGCTCTGGAGGCATTTATTGTGAATCGGGCCAGCGTGTTCCACGAGGAGCCCCGAATCAGGGTCAGGCCGCTCCTGATGAAACCAGAAGAGATCGAAGCAACAATCTTCTTGGGAGGTCTTTAGCCGTGAAGTACAAGCTGATGAACAAAACCCGGCAGGGAATTCCGCTACTTCTGACGAACACGAACGGGAAGCTGCAAAGCTGGCTTCTTCCGGCTCGTGGGACTCGGGAGATCGACGGCTACGAGATGTCTCAGGCTGTCACCGACCTTCAGGTGAAGGGATATATCGAGGTCGAGGAAATCCACGAAGCTCCGGTGGAAGTGCCGGTCGAAGGCTGAAAAAGCACGTGTCCTGTAAAGACGTTTCAACTATCGAATTGAGGAGCAGATCATGACTTACGTCTCTCCGGGCGTGTACACGACGATCCTAGATTACAGCCTCTACGTTCCGACTCTTTCGGCGACGATTCTTGGAGTCGTCGGGCTCGCTTCCAAGGGGCCGGTCAACGAGGCGACCTACATCTCGAATGTTCTTACGTTCGTGACGGCGTTCGGTAATCCAAACCCGAATTATTTTGCTCCCTACGCGGCGCTTCAGTTTCTCCGCTTCGGGCGGCAGATGTTTTTCGTGCGGGTCGCTGGTCCTACTGCGGCTAATTCCAGTGGTATTCTGCCCGAAAAAACCACGGCTGGAACGGTCACATCCTCGGCGCCGGGTCCGTATTTCATTCAAAGCGCGGATAATCACGTTCTGCGTGTGAAGGTGGACGCAGGTTCGTTCGTTGTCGTCACTCTGACTAAGGGTGTTCGGACGGCTTCTCAGGTTGCCGCTGAAATCACCGCTGCTCCGCTCACCGGAGCCACCGTGACAGTCAACACGAATCAGACCATCACGATTACCTCTAACACGATTGGCGCTTCCAGCGCTATCACCATCGACACGACGGGAAATGGTTCGACGGCGAACGTTCCGCTCGGCTTCACGGCTGCTACCTACAGTGGTGCGGCTGCTACCGCCGGGACGATCACTGGCACAGGGGTCAATGAGCCCTATGTGATTTCTACAGGCAGCAATGACGGGTTGACGGTCATCATCGACGGTACGTCCTACGCTGTCACTTTGACCGCAGGATCGCGTACGGCCTCTCAGATCGCTTCGGACATCAACGCGATCATCACCTCGAACGGGACGGCTTCCTCGCAGGTTGTGGGCGGAAATACGGTGGTCCGTATCGTGTCGGCTGCGACTGGCACGTCATCCACCGTGCAGATCCTCGGAAGCTCCACTGCGGCCTCTACGCTCGGCTTTGACGCGGCGGTCCATATTGGAGTTGCGGCCACGAAGGGCAAGACGACGGGCACGGTTGCAGGACCCTACGTCCTTGGTGCCAACAACACCCTGAAGGTTCGCTTCAACGCCGGGCTGCTCCGTACAGTGGCTCTCACGGTCGGGTCTCAGACGGCCTCTCAGATCGTCAATTCCATCAATATCGTAATCGGCTCTGCCGGGTATAACGAAGGGCTGGCCTCGGTAACCTCGGACGGCAAGGTTTCTCTCGCCACCCTCGTGGCGGGCTCGACCGGTTCCGTGCAGGTGGATGCCACTGGAAATGCGCAGTACGGGCTCTCGCTGGCCACCTCGCAGTTCGCAGGCACAGGCACCGTGGGGCAGACTTCAGTCACGGTTACGGCGCTCACGAAGGGTACGCATGGAAATAGTCTTAAGGTGGTCATCGGTCCCGCGGCCAACGCTTCAGCCACAGCGTTCAGCCTGCGGGTTTACATGGGAGATGGCTTCGCGGAGGTATTCGACAACCTTCTTGTGACACCTTCAACAGACGTGAATTTCGTGGAGACGGCCATCAATGAGGTTTCCACTCTGATTACGGTGGACCAGAATGGCTCTTCCTCGGTCATCCCCGAGGCTGGTACGACAACCCTTACGGGTGGAGACGATGGAGTTGCCTCGGTGACGGATGCCGACTATATCGGCACGACCACTTCCTTGGGGAAAACCGGACTCCAGATTTTCGCCAACGCGGAGGATTTCGACCTGAACTTGCTGGCCGTGCCGGGAGTTTCCTCGGCAGCAGTCATCAACGAGATGCTGCTGCTCTGTTCGACACGCGGTGACTGCATGTCCATCGTGGACCCGCCGCTCGGGCTCTCGACGCAGCAGGTCGTGGACTGGCACAACGGCGCTGGCGCCTACTCGGATCATCAGGCTTTCAATACGTTCTATGGCGCTCTGTATTGGCCATGGCTCCAGATTTACGACGCCACGAACAAAATGAAGGTTTGGGTTCCGCCTTCGGGTCTTGTCGGTGGAGTGTATGCGTTCACGGACTACAACACCTTCACGTGGATCGCACCTGCCGGTCTCAATCGTGGTCACTTGCTCCAGCCGTTGAAAATCGAGCACAACCCGGATCTTGGAGAGCGGGATTACCTCTACGGCAATCAGAACGCGGTCAACCCGATTGTGAATTTCCGCAAGGACGGAATCACGGTCTTCGGTCAGCGTTCGCTTCAGAGAAAGCCAAGCGCTCTTGACCGGGTGAATGTCGTGCGTCTTGTGCTTTATCTGCGGAAGGCTATTGCCACAGCGGTCAAGTACCTTGTGTTCGAGCCGAACGATCCGATTACGTGGGCGGCTTTCGTGAATCTCGTGGAACCTTACATGGAGATGGTCAAGCAGAATCGGGGCGTATACGACTACAAGGTCATCTGCGACAAGGATACGAACCCGCCTGATGCCATTGACAGGAACGAAATGCACGGGGTCGTGGCGATGAAACCGGTGAAGGCCGCTGAATTCCTCGAAGTGAAATTCGTGCTCACGGCCACGGGCGCCCGGTTTGAGGATCTCGTTTTTTGAGTCTAGACTTTCTAGCTTTGGTATACTATCCTTCTAGGAGGGTAGTATGGCTGAATGGAGATCGTTGTTCGGGTTTGAAGGGTATTACATGATATCGAACGAAGGACAAGTCATGCGAGTAGCGCCGGGAAGGCACGGAGGAACACGTCCCGGTTACGTTCTGCGTTCTCGTGTTGACCGTAAAGGGTATCATTCTGTGATGCCATGTGTGGATGGAAAAACAAAGGTGGTATCGCTTCATCGGGCTGTACTGCTTGCTTTCAAGGGGGAACCGCCGATTGTTGGCATGGAGGCCAATCACGAGGACGGCAATAAAGCAAATTGTCATCTCAATAATTTGAGTTGGGTGACAAATAGCGAAAACAAGAAACACGCGATGCGCACTGGTTTGCGTAAACGGCTTTTTTCTAAGGAAGACATTACGCAAATCAAGGCATGGTACGCATCGGGTAGGTTTTCGCAACAGGCCATTGCGGATTTCTATGGTGTAAGTCAGCGTCACATTTCCTTTATTGTGCGTGGAGATATCTACACTGAGGACACGTTTTCATGAAGGAAATTACGGCTGAGCAGGTCGTGCGCGGACTGTTGGAGGACGATGAAACGACGTACGTTCACCTGCTGAAGACTCGTGGTGGTTCCGTATGTGGTGCCACTTCTGGTGAATCATACGCAGACATCAATTGGGTGACCTGCCCGAAGTGCCTGAAGATTTATGACGCAGAAGACGATGGTACGAGTGAATCGTTGCAGGAAGCGCGGGCAGGGCGGCAGGTCACGATTCTGATTGAGACCGATAACGAAGCTTTCACTGACGAACCGAGCTTGGAGTTGGCTCGAATTCTTCAGTCTCTCGCGTCCGGTAATTTGAACCCCGGAGATTCCATCAACATTCGGGACATCAATGGAAACACTGTCGGCAGCTTCAGGTGGACGTAAATCGTGGCCGAAGCACTGGCGTGTGGGCATCCTAATTGTCTAGCGTGGGCTAGAGAAGGTGCCATTCCGTGTACCGAGTGCGGGAGACCCGTAGACCATTCTCCGATGTGTCTGGAAAAAGATTCCGGTATCAAGTGCCGGGACTGCGCACGTGGAGATACGCCGACTAGCTGTGACGCTGATTATCGTAGTCAGGAAGTTGAGTCTATCGTTGAAGCGTTTTTCACGGAGGATGTAGCCGACACGATTTATCAGCAACTTCGTGCCTTGAGCGGCGGAGGCGGGCTCGGCGGGCTGTCAGCGTGGGGTGCCCGAGAATTCATAAAGTCGTCTGACTCATTGATGTTCCGTGTCGGTAAGCGGGGTAAAATCACCATCAAGTATGACGAGGGAATGGACGAATATTCGGTCACTCTCCATAAGCTCGGCAATGGGGGCAGTGTCACGAAGTTGAAGTCGTTGGACATGGTTTACTTCGATCAGCTTGTGGATGTGATCGGTGAATGGGTAAGTGAGTTTAACCCATGACCCTCGCTCAGTGGTTGGAAAAATCTCCCGTCGTCGGTAAGGTGTACGATAAGGGTGTGTACACGATCCCTGACCAGCTACCGGACGACCTTCGCAGGGAACTCTGGAATCTGTCCGATTACCGGGTGTCGTCCGTAACTGGTGGGTCCATTTGGTTGACGAAAAAGAAAACCACCGAATCAAAGCCAAAAATGACATACGAGTTGGCCATGGCTGCTGCGAAGGATGAAGCCAACCGCCATATGAGGGCGGGTGGGCGCACGAAGTGGGATGAGTCGGATTACAACGAAATGGCCAGAGTCTTCAATGAACTGTGGCCGGAAGGGTCGGAGACTGAGAGTATTGTTGAAGCACTCCTTGGGTGTGACCTGTGACTCGCGCTGAACTCGAAAACCTCGCCTTTAACAAGACGCCGGGAGACTACAAAGCTTTAGACGCAGACGGCGCCATGCGTCTGAATTACGTGAACCCGAAATCTGGTAACGCTGAATCGTGGCCGATCAGCGCTCTTCCTGTTGAGCACCTTCTCCGCCTTGCCGGGCTTTCGAAGGATACCTTCATCGGGGGGAAAAAATGAGCGAGATGGTCGAGTCGTTTGAAAGCACTGATGAGATGCCGCGCATAAATAAAGTAGAGCGGCGGAAACGTAAAATTGCACGTCTTTTCCATCGTCTTCTGATCGGGCCAACCGACCTTAGTGAAGTGGTCGTCGGTTATTTTTCTACTGGTTACGCTACGCTTGGTATCTGGCATGGTACACGGGCTGCACCGTTTTTCCTGACGGTTGACCGTATGCCGGGACCGTATATTTTTTTGCCCTTTATACTTGTTATTCTTGGTGGTTGCATTCTCGTTGCGTGGGCGAAGGAAGGTATTACCGCTCGAAAGGTGTGTGCGTGGGTGTCTGTTCCGGCGTTTGCGCTATGTACGTTTCTTTCTATCATCACGACTGGAGCGGGTGCGGCACAGATTATTTTTCCGGCGCTTACAGCACTTTCACTTAGGACTGTGCTTGGTCTAAATGGCCACGAGAAGAAGAGTGAATGATCCAATTCTTCTCACAATTGGCGGCTCCGTCATCGTCGCAGCGACGGCGCTTGCCACAAAGCTACTGGAAAATCGTTTCGGTTCCAGTGTGCGCAGAATTGACCAAGGTGTTGCCGATATGGCTATCCTTCGGTCGGATAATAAGGACCTTGACGAGAAGGTCGATATTTGGAAAGAAAAATACTGGAAGCTTTATGAGGAGTGTGCGCACGAGCGGATTGAGAACGCGAACGTGTTAATGGATGTATCGCGGCTCCAGCGTGAAGTTGATCGGCTTGAAAAAGAACAGAGTCAACAAATATGTCCATTCAGCGGGTGTCCGCTTGATCGAGAGCAAAAGCCGGAGAAGTGACTATCCCTACGGCCCCCACTACGAACTGTAGAAAGGAAAGGGAGGACCCATGAGCTTCTTCGACGAACTGAAAGTCCTGATCGCAAAGTATGAAAGTGGCCCCGCGCCAACGCCGGTCTCTTCAGAACCACCGTTCCTGTATCCGGCGAGTCCGCGTTTCGGGTCGAAAAACGAGCAGAAAGACATCGGCCCGTGCAATCCGCTCGACCTGCCGGAAGTCAAGGCACGGCTGGCGGAAGGGTACACGTACGCTGGAAACAGGGCGAAGTGGGGCGAGGGACTTGACAAGGCGGACGCTGAGCTTCGGCGTCTCTGGTCGATGTCCACGCCTGAGTACCAGACGAGCCGTTATCGCCGTTGCGACCCAACCTTCGCCTGCGCCGGGATCAAGGGTGGTCTGATCGAAATGCCGGGGGCGAATCCGATGTCGCCTCAGAATCTAGACCAGTACGAGGGGTTCACTCTCGAATCGTTCCTTGCCAATGTTCAGACCGGTGGTGGACCGAGCGGCGGCTAAGATTCGACGGTGAGACGAATGTTGATTCTTGTGGGGCGACGGTTAATCCCTGTCGCCCTGCTTTTCTTTTCAAATATGATACTCGCTCAACCACAGCCCTTGCCGACCCGCAGGCCAACGGTTCCTCCTCCGCCTACGGCTGCCCCTCCGACTCCGGCGCCTACGTGGACGCCGACCATGGTCCCGATACGGACACCGACTGCGGTCTCGACTGCTACTCCTGTCGGACCGACACCTGTTCCTACGTTGACACCGACTGTCACACCAACATTTCCAGTGTCGTTCCCGACTCCTTCTGGTACGCCTGTGCTCAGCGTTCGTGCGCAGCTACGGTTCAAGGCGAGCGCAACCGGTGATCCGGCGATGTTTTACTTGGACTATCGAGTGGGTGGCGGGGGATGGAAAGCGGTTCCAATCAGCGGTGAAATATTGGAGTGGATCGGGCCAGAGGACGTGTTGGAGCTTCGAAAAACCGACGCGACAACTACATCTATCCGTCGTTTCCGTCTCGCGGTTGGCGCGATCCTCGTGCCGGAACGTTGAATGTGTAACCCCATAGGGCCGCAGTACGGACTTCAACGTGCCAGCGGCCCTACTTTTTTGAAAGTCTAGAATGTATCTTCCTGCGCCTGTCATTGCTGCTCTTCCCGCCGTCGCGGCACGTCACGAGCTAGATGTATACCTGCTCGCTGCTTTCGTGATGCAGGAGTCTGGTGGTGAAACATCAGCATGGAATCCGGAACCGAAATATCGTTACCTGTGGGATGTTCGCGATTGGAAGCCTTTTCGGACGTTGACCGCTGATGAAAACGCATCCGAAATTCCACCGGCTGATTTCCATAAACTTGGTGGGCAGCTAGATCAGGAGTGGTGGGGGCAGCAGGCGAGTTGGGGGCTCATGCAGGTGATGGGAGCCGTGGCGAGAGAGCACGGATTTCGTGAAATCTTTTTCACCAAGTTGTGCAACATGGATGTCGGGCTAGCATATGGAGCGCGTCATCTTGCTGGTCTTTTTGCCCGTGGTTTCGATATGCAGGACGCCATCTCGGCCTACAATGCCGGACATCCGACGCACGAAAATTACTACAAGTACACCAGCCCGGTTCTTCAATGGGTAGATAAACTCAGGAAAGAGAGGGCTTTTTCCACAGGGGGCACAGCATGAAAATAATCGCGTGGTTCGCCGCCTTATCCGGCAAGCTCTCGGGATACAGGACGCTGTTTTTTCTTGCGGTGTCTATCATCCTGAAGCTTTTGGCGATCACGGGTGTTCTTCATGGCACGAGTGTGGATGCGAACGAGGCTACGGATAAGGTCATTTTGATCGTGTCTGGTCTTTGTGATTTTGCGGCGTTCATCTACCGGACTATTTCTACCAAGCCGGGACCAATGGCCCCGCCGTATGTAGGGCCGAATCGCCGTGTGGAAATCAGTGGAGACGCCCCGACGACGGTCAGCATTGTGCCTGAGCATTCGGTTGTTACGACAACGCCTCCTGATATTGTGGCTGGCACGCAGGTGTTGGTGGAAAAAAAGGAAGAGTAACTTGCCGACCAAAGCGCCTTCGGCTGACAAGATCACCGTCTACCGCACAACATATCCTGATGTGGCGGGTGGAGATCGTGTTGGAGCCGTGGCCCGCATTGACGGTGCTCTTGTCCCAATAATCGCCGAAAATATCGAGCACGTGCGGCGTCTGGCATCTGGAGCCGATTTCTCCCCGTTCATTAACCGAATTCAGGCGCTTGAGGTGGTGGCCTCTACCGCGGAACAGAAAGCCGCGCTCACGGGATTTCCAACCGCCCCGTCCGCTGACAACCCATTCGTTACGAAAGATGGTCTTGGGACGCTCCGTCTTCCTGAAGAGGGGCAAGGCATCCTGCCGGGTGTCGGTGATTCCACCATCAGTGAATTCGTTGAAGCTCCGGTGGTGACTGCTGACGGTAGTGCTTCCGTATCTCTGACGCGAAGCTGGTATGTTTTTCAGGGAGTGTCATACCGTGTCACGGAGACGCACGCGCTTGAACTCAATCAACTGGACGGGGATGGTCAGGGGCTTGCGGCAGGCGAGGAATACACAGCGCGTCTCGTGCAATCGAAAGGTGACGGGATCACTGAAATCGGACCAGTGGTCGTTAAGGGAGCAAGGGCGGTAATAGGAAGCTCGGTGCTTCCGGATCTTCCGGCGCTCTCTCTGTCCATCGGGCAGGTGACGGTCTACTACCGTGTGGGCGGGACTTCGATTATTTCTCAGTCAGATGTCTTACAGACTGCTGTGAATGGACGTGGAAAACCGACCGTAGGCGTTGGGCTCAGTGTCATTATCGGAACGTTGCGCGCACGTCTCGCTGGAGCACTGGTTGCCATCTCAACTGTGACCGAGGTTCCTGTAACGGCGAACTTCAACAACCGGATTTGGCTCAAACCGGATGGTACGTTTGTCGCAGTAGCAGACGATTCTCCGTATGTAAACCCGCCCGTGTCCGGTGCGCTATTGATCTGCGATGCAGTCGGCGGACCTAGCTCGGTCACTTCAATCCAAGACGACCGTATTTTTTGGGAGCCGAATGCTCAAGTCATCGTATTTGGGGTGGTTGGGGCTGAAAGCCGCCTGATGAAGGTTGAAAAAAGATGGCGTGAGCGGCTATATATTCCAAGTGGTGTCACAACAATTTATACGAGTGCCGATCTAGGGTTGGGTGCCAACGTACGTATTTCAGCAGTTGCAACCAATTGTGTCGTGGTTCCTGCCGGACCTGTTAATTTTGATGTTGGGGTTGACGGTGATACGCAGAGATTCGATGCCGCTGTAGGGCTTAGCGTGAGTGGAATCAGCGTTGGGATGAAAGACTTTTCAAGGCTCTATCTCTGGCCTTCTCCTCAGATCCTCATTACGTTCAACGCACCTACTACAGATGCAAACGGAATAATTGATGTTACAGTGTTTTTCGAGGAAGTAAATTATGACGCGGACGACCGTATTCGGGCTGCTATTCCTTATAGCTACAACATAGACCGGGTTATTGCATACGTAGGCACTCCAGCAAGTCCCATTGGTGGCGGGCAAACGATTTTCAATCTCCTCCTCACTAGAAATCAGATGAACATTTTCCCGGATAGCGGGCGTCCGACAATTCCGGCAGGGGAAAAGTTTGACATGAACGCCTACCCGCTTATAACGCTTGGGAAGGCGGGGGATTCGTTGCTCTACCACATGCCGGAAGCGTCAGGGGGCTACAGTTCTGCTTCTGGAGGTGGTAACGGGGCTAGATCGCTATATGTTGCTCTCGTAATCTACCCGACTCAGGTTGCATAACCCACCGGAGACTATCTTCTCGACGGCAGGTTTGGAGGTACTTAGATGGCCAGAATGAGCGCGGCTCACCTAGCTCCACAGGGCGGAGGATTCGAGCCTCAGCGTAAATACGATTTCGAAATCAACCTGTTCGGAGTGCCGGGGGCGGAGCTTATCAAGCTCGCCTGTGTGTCCGCTGGCGTGCCGGATGGCACGAACGAAGTCATCAACCTTCCATACCTGAATGAAGTCATCAAGGTGGCGGGTCAGGCAAAGTGGGCGAGCGTTCCGCTGGTCGTGCGTGACTTTGTGGACCAGCCTGTTTATTCTGCGTTGATGGCGTGGAGAAAGCTCGTGCAGGACCCTGCGACTGGTAACACCGGGCTCGCCTCTACCTACAAGAAACAGGGGGAGCTTTCTTTTATCGGACCGGACGGTGCCGCGGAAAAGAAATTCAAGATGATTGGTATTTGGCCTTCAAGCGTCAAGGATGAGGGTGTGAGTTACGCGGAAGGAACTGCTGTTCACACGATCACGATGACGTTGGAGTGCGATAAGGCGATGCCACTTTTTTGAAATCACATTAGGTTCCTTGGTTTGACCCTGTAATGTCGTTTTCTCCTTCACTGCTGACCCCATGAAAAAAAGGCGAAAGCGGAGAGAAGAGAAGGAGAGAGCGATGACCACGAATCTCAAGCCCGTACCACCGGTTGTTGAAATCCAGCCTCGTACGGCAGGCAGCGTTGAATTGCCCTCGCGAGGGAAGTTTTATGGCGCGGCCTGCCCCGATGGAATTGTCGAGATGTTCCCCATGACCGGACGTGAGGAAGCGCTCGTGTCCGGTATGGGGGCTTCGAACATCACGACGATTTTTGACACGCTCCTTAAGCGCTGCATGAAAACTGGTCCACCGGTAGAGGAGCTTCTAACGAGTGACCGTTTCTACTTGCTTTTCGTGTTGCGTTCCAACAGCTATGGAGAGGATTACACGTTCACGACTAAGTGTCCGTCATGCAGCGCCCGAGTAAACCATACTTCTAAGGTCCCTTCTGATTTCAAGATTCTGTGGGCCAAGGACGAGTGGGCGGAGCCGTTTTCTGTTACGCTGCCTCGTTCACAAGCTACAGTGCAATTCCGTCTTCTGCGTGGCAAGGATGAAGCGGAGATTCTTCAGTACGCCAGACGGGAAGAGGCGAAAGCCCGGCTTGAAGATCCTAGCTTCATTTATCGTCTCGCTAAGGCGCTCGTCACGATCAACGGGAAGACACCTGAAATCCAGACAGCAATGACTTTCATTGAGAATCTGATCGGCGAGGATTGCTCGGCGCTGAAGAACGCCATCGACGATGTGACGCCGGGCGCGGTCACCGGAGTGGACATCACTTGTACGAACGGGCGATGTGGAGATTTCTTTCGGGTGGATCTGCCTTTCACTGGCGATTTTTTTCGTACTCAACGACGTGGAGCGTGAGAACCTTTACGAGGAGTATCACCTGCTGATGTACCAGAGCACCAATCGTGGGAAGCTTTAGAAGCCATGCCGGTTTATGACCGGAAATGGTTTGTGCGGCGTCTGTTGAAGGAATTGAAAGATCAGGCAGGAAGGTGATGTGTGGCCGATGAAACTCCGCCGGGAACTGTTGGCGGTGGTGAGGGAATTGACGCTCAGGGATTCAGTTTCTATCTCGGAGCCGAGGACGCCCTTTCCGAGACGCTGAAGAACGTCGATTCGGCGTTCGCAAAAACCACTGACAGGATGATACAGGGGGCTGAGAAGCTCACTGCACATCTCGATACGCATTCGACACAGCAGCAGAAGCTCTTCGAAAAATCCGCCAAGGCGTTTCAGAGCACTGTCGAACTGGTTGGGACCTCGACGAAACGTGTCTCGACGAGTACGGCAGCCGATGCCAAGAAGTTCGTTTCGGAAATTGCCGGGCTGGAGACACCGAGAACATTTCGTGAAATTGAGACACAGGGTAGCGCCATGGCTCTTGTGCTCGGAGAGGCGTTCCTCCGAAACGAAAAGGACGGGCGTGCTTGGGTTCGTGCGAACGAGGAAGTCATTCGTAAGGTGCTGGCTGATTACGCTTTTTTTGGGCGTGAAGCACCGAAGGCTATTCAGCAGGCGGGGGCGGGGTTCAAAACGCCGCCGGGAATGCTGCCGGGAGGAGGGGCACCACCGGGAGGGGTGCCGGGTATCGGTGGTTTCTTTGGAACAGTCGAGGAGTATATAAAGCGTATCAAGGGGATCAGTGTAGGCGCGACGGCGCTTGGTGGTTTGGCTTTTGCGGCGGCAAAAAAACTCAGGGATGCCGCAGAAGACACCTACAAGGTCGGGGCTGAGGGTGCCAAGCTCACCATGATGACTCAGGAGGACATTTGGCGGCGGTATTCTGAGGCAACTTCGGTCAAGGCACTTACGGGTGCCAAAACGGAAGAACTGGAGAAAATCAGTGTAGCCTTCGCTAAATTCAAGATCATTCCAACGTCCTTCAAAGAAGGCGCCAAGGCCGCGTTCGAACTGCACGAAGCGACGGGAATGTTGATTGAGGACGCCGCCACGATGACGGCGAATTTCCAGAATTACTACGATCTGCAAGGAAAGGCGTTGGATCAGCAGGTCGGTCACGCTACGGCTCTGTCGAAGCTGACTCAACTGGATATCAAGCAGCAGGCTGAACTCTATGATCGTCTGAAATATGTCGGCTTCGAGCTTAACGCGAACGCAGAGACTACCAAGAACATCGCCACGTCCACGATCAATGCCGCTGCCGCGATGGCGAAATACGGTGTCAGCACAGAATCCGCTGTCAAGGATCTCACGAGCATCACGGAGGGAGGTCTCGGGGAATACCAGCAGAACATTCAGTCTCTCGTTCTTGGTGGGGCAAGCCCGGAAGAAGCCATGCGGATGCTCGATGACGTGGTGAACGGTGTTAAAGGCGCACTGGAAAAAGTCACCGCGGTTAAAAATCAAGCGGCAGAAAATATGTTCGGTCTTGGGCGTGGGTTACCTCACGCTGCGATGGGCCAAGCGCTCGGTGTGGA